TGTGGACAGGATTGCCAAGTAGATAACTGGCTATAAGATCTATGAGGGGGAAGTTCGTTCATACCAGTATAATAATCTAACCAGTGGGAATTATTTGGTAACGACACACCTGTAATTTTTACCAATAATCTGATAAGGTTGAAGGGTGGTGGGTGGGAAAGGCTCGCCTCAATGGCGAGCCGTGAAAAAGAATAGGAACTTATGACATACCCAAATTGGTTTGACTCAACAGATGCAAGACGTAATTTTGAACGTCATCTATTACCATTGGCGAACACAGCCTTACGCTGTGTTCAGATTGGTGCATATACAGGAGATGCAACTAAGTGGATGGTTGAGAACATACTTCAACATGAATCATCAACACTTATAGATGTAGATACGTGGAAAGGATCTGACGAAGAAGTCCATAAAAATATGGATTGGAATGATGTATGGAATACATACTATGAAAAAAATAAAGAAGCTATTGATAGCTTTAAAGTAACGCCAACAAAAAAACGTAGTGATGTTTTCTTTGCTACATCTGGTGGTGGTTACGACTTTATCTATATTGATGGTGACCATACCGCTTTTGCTGTATTACGTGATGGCATGAATGCATATGAACAAACAATTGTAGGTGGCATAATTGCTTTTGATGATTACACATGGAGTTTAAGTAAAGGTGATTTCTATGATCCACGTTATGCAATAGATACATTGCTTCATTTGTTGGTTGGACGAGTTGAAAAGATTGAAGATGGATCACAAGTCTGGTTAAAAAAAATTATATAAATAAAAAAAGAGGGGGATCAATTAAGATCCCCCTCTCTTCTCGCCCTACCATTCTGGTGGAGCAACTGCGAGCGCATCCAGCGTGGCTATATTGATGCACCCGACTGCTGGGATGTCAAGGCGACGCTGCAACCCTTTTAACATTTCCTGTAGGGGAGCATCAAGCACATCATCGCCAGCAACGTTAAGAGCTATACGAACTTTCGTAACTAGCTCACTTCTTTCATCTGGTCCAACAAGTGTTAATAATTTATTTGTATCCATCAAGCAATTACTTGTTCAGTATCTATAGTCTGTAACTGAACAGTTACTATTCCACCGAACCCGCTCGCAAAAGTGGGAGGTGCTGCTTGCTCAAATTGAATAGCACGGATAACACAGATTCTTTCTTCTCCACTTGAAAAGTCTTGGACAATGGAATAGTTAATGTTCTAGATCTTTGTGGTGCAGGTAATGCACGTACCTGCCACTCTTCTAGTATAGGTGATTTAGTAGTATCAGATGAATCACGAGTTAAGTTAAATGTAATTTCAAAATGATCTGCTGGTTGTATGTAACCAGCTAATGTAATCTCAGTGCTCATACCTAGTGGAACAGAACCAATGGATACTAACTGGTCATCTTGATCCTCAATAGTAAAGCCAAGAGTTCCTGTGTTATCTGGATCTGAGTTAAGCAATAATGATACTGGTTGTTTTCTTTCGCTAGTTCCCCATCTAATCCAGCCAGATTTTAAATAACCAGATGTGGCTTTAACTGTAGCGGATTCAACCCAAACTCCAGTGCTTGTTGTAATAAACTTACGACCACTGGTTCCAATAAAAGCAACGCCAGTTATTGAACTACTGTCAACAACCAAATCAGATGCATAGGCATAACCGTTTCCTACAACTTGACCTAGGTTAATTCTCCATAAACCAGTAGATCCAGAGATTGGATAATCTCTGGTTCCGTATACATATGATTGATCAAAGGCTATGTCAGAGACATTGCCTTCCACATTAAGTGGTCCATATGTAAATGATGCACCATCTGTAGATATAGTTCCTACACGAATACCTTTAGATGTAGCAAGAACAACAAACTCATTTAGATAAATACGAATCTGATTTAAAGTCTCACCTCTAGGTAATTCAGCAATAATAATTGGATCATTGATTGCAGCCAATGGTGATGTCAAACTAACTGTATAAGATTGAACTTTAGATACAGTTCCTTGTGTATATCCAACAGTAATAGAACCAGGTAACTCTGATACAGAATTAAATACTAATGATGTATTTGGATATGAAAACCTGTCCTCACTATTAGACATAGTGGCAGGCGGTGAGCTTGGGTTACGAGATAATTCATATAGATGTACATCCGTGTTGTTATGCATAACACCAGCAATGATACGATCTTTAACATAACCAATAGCTTGAACAGTAATTGTGGTTGTAGATACTGGCTTGCTCCATAGTTTAGTTACAGCCAACGCAGTGCTTACTTGGTAGATACCATCACTAGCACCAACTAATGCATATACCCCATCTGATGTTAATGTTTGTGCAGTAACAGATGTTGCTAAAGAAGTTGATGTAGTTGTAGTTCCATTATAAAATTTAACTAGCCCGCTTTGTATAAAGAATGTACCACCAGATACTGTGGCTGGATGGGTAGCACCAGATGTACTTAACTGTGTAGTTGCTGGTAATAACTTAAGCTCGCCAATAGTCCAAGGATCTATGTTGTTTGATTCATAGTATCTATATAGATCACTTGACTCTGCGTCATAGTAACGCTCGCCCGCACCATGATGCCATGAGGTAGCAGATCTCAACCACCAGTTAGATAACGACTGCTCACCAGCAGTCGCACTTTGGTCAATACGTTCTTTCTGGTATGTCGTAGTAATACGACTAATACGGTTGTTGTCTGAGGCAGCAGATAACCAAGGTGTATTACCTATAGCATAACTAGCAGCAAAGTCCTCACGTTGGTATCTAACCAAAGCAGTAGGGATATTGGTGCTGATTGCAATAGGTAGATCGCCTTTAAGATATTTGTTGGTTGTTGCCACGCCTTATCTCCTACTTCTTTTCTGGTTGTTCCATCCATTTAAACCATGATGATGTGTCTTTAGCACACTCTTCCTTTATGGATATGTGTAAATGTTTTGTGTGCTTATTAGCACCAGTATATTTTCTATCACCTTTTTGCTTAGACCAAATACGACCATCAAATATTAAATAAGAAACTCTATCGTCTTCTTTAAGTCGATTGTAAATATCTTTACAGTCGACTCCATTAATAGGATCATGGGTAAGGTCTGCTGCTAAACCAGTATTGTGGTCTGAATTAGGACTGGCTTGTATGTGAGCAGCACTGGGCAGAAGCCCATCGCTTGCTTTCTTCCTCTTTGGAAACAACGCCGTCGCTTGGCGCAGCACAGCAATTGCAGCAGGTGTGGCTTTCTTGACAACAGGTTTCATCCATTACTCTTTCCTGCCACTAGTTCGTATAAACTGTCAATTCTTTTTTCTAGTCTGTCGATGGAGTCACGCATCGAAGTTCCTGAATTTGGTTTCAATTCTGTAAGATAGTGTTTAACTAGCCAACGAACTGAGCCAGCAAAGCTGGCGACTATTGTGGTAACCGCTACTGCGATACCAGCCCATTCGTTGGTAGACATTACTCTTTAGAACCTATTCCAAATTCGCCTTCATTTTTATCTGCCCACTTGGCTAAAGGTGCAGCTACTGCACCGATAAGAACCGCATATTGAGGGGCAAGATCTGTTAGCAAAGCAATACCCATAACAATTGCAGATGCAAGAACTGCACGTAAATATGACTTAATTGCTGCTACTTGTTTCTTAGATAGCTTAAATGATTTCATTTATTTCTCCTTAGTTGTTCGGTCCAGTTATTTCAATCCATTGTTGGTTTGGTTCAAACCATGCATAACGCTTACCATCTGTTGGATAAGCAACAGGTGCTTCCCATTGGCAAGTTGTTTCATTGAGTGTCCAAGAACTAAATGGTTTTGGAGCAATAAATGCATCACGACCTGCATCATAGGTGTATCCAACACCTGCATAGTTTTTACGGATGTTTCCGTTATAGGAAGTTTGCTTCCATAATGTATGACCGTGAAGGTCAGTTAAAAAATCAATACCTGCTTGCTCTGACTCAACACCATCTATGGTGATGACATCATTGTTAACTACGTGAACAGCAAGTACCTTGTTATTCTCGTCTAGTTTTGCGAAGTGTGCCATTATTTCTCCTTAGTAAGTGATTGAACCATCGCCTGTAAATTTATAAATATGATAACTACCAGAGGTTGTATAAGTTGGAGAACCTGTTGTAGATGATGCTGCTTGTGTTGCACGAAGTATTACAACTCCAGAACCACCATTAGCACCTATATAACTATTTCCAGCACCACCACCTCCACCGCCTAAATTAGCAGTACCTGCTGTGGCACTTGTTCTTCCACCAGCACCGCCACCGCCACTACCTCCTGCACCAGCAGTAGCATTAGAAAAGTATGCACCGCCACCACCGCCACCAGCATAAGTTACTGATGAGCCAGTAATTGATACGGCTACACCAGCACCACCAGCACCTGAAACTGATGATGAAGGTGCATTTTCTCCAGCACCACCTGCTCCACCTCCACCACCTGAAGGGTATGGGTCACCAGTTCGACCAGCATTGCTTCCACCGTCATAACCTTGATTAGTAGTTCCAGTACCACCTACTGAAGTACCACCACCATTAGCAGCACCACCTCCACCGCAACCACCATTTTTTCCCGCTTGATAAGTGTTAACATCACCAGTGGTTCCAGACCTACCACCACCAGTTGAAGTTACTGTTGTTATACCACTACCTGAAATAGATGAATTTCCACCATTTGTATTAGTCTCACCTTGGGGTGATGCACTACCACTATCACAAACACCACCAGTACCACCATTGCCCACTGTAACAGTGTAAGTAGTTCCTAGAGTTAATTGTAAAGCAGTTTCTAAAGTGCCACCTCTACCAGTAGCAGTAACTGTTGAGCGTAAACCCCCCGCACCTGCACCGCCTGAAGAACCACCACCACCGCCTGCGACCACAAGATAGTCAGCGGTTACCCCAAGCACGGTTGTTTGGTCCCAGAACTTAGATGACTTAGAACCTGTCTTAATACTTGATGTAGAAAATTTACGAATAGCCATTAGTAGGTTATGCTCCCGTCTCCATTAAATTGATAGATGTGATATGAACCTGATGTTGTATAGGTAGGCGAGCCTGTTGTAGATGCTGCTGCATAATTAGCACGGATAATAACTACTCCAGAACCTCCAGCACCGCTTGA